GTGTTTTTGAGAAGATATCTTCAAAAATTTCGATAGAGGACGATTTATTGGGCATGTACTTGGGTTCCGCATGTGGTGCCAATAGGGGTCGTGTGAAGGAATTGCGAACTGCGTCGGCAAAGATATTAGTCACTCCTCATGGTAAGAAGTATGAAATGCATGGTTTTGATTTGGATGTATTCTTGCGTTTAGTTCGGGATGGGAAGGATATACCGGTTTATTGGGTGATAACGCCAAAAAGTGAAATATTCTACACCTTTGATAAACAGTATTCTGATGACAAGTGGCAAAAGTTTAACGACAAATGTCGTGTGTTTGTCATTCCTTCTTCTAATTTTGTACTATTGGAGCGATTAGTATCTAAAATTCGTATGCTAAAAGAGCGAGGTCCGTGCATTCGAATTGGACACAAATGGTCGCGAGGCGGAATGGATGCGATTGCAGAATGCCTGGGCATAGGTCTTGAGAATTGTTTCGAAGCTTTGTTATGTGATGGCGATGTTGATAAGTTCGACATGCGAGTTAAAGGGTTTTTTGTTAACTTGTATTATAGTTCAATGCTTATTCATGAGGATCCTCGATCAGAGGACTATGAATTGAAGAAAAGGATTATTCAGCAACTTATTAAGTCGATTATAGCCCGAGTGACACAGTTGTTTGGTTCGGCCTGGTGCATACAGCGCGGCGGTGTTCCATCCGGTTGTTATAATACTTCACATATGGATTCTTGGGTTATGGCATTGTATTTTTGCCTTTTTTGTGTTGATCAAATATTAAAGGCACCTAAGGAACATAAGGAGCAGTTGGAGCGGGATTTCATTGACCTGGTCAAATTGATAGTTTACGGCGATGATCACGTATATAACAAAGGAAAAGGTCTTTCAGCGGCTTATTTCTCAGCTAAATTGTTTGCTGTATTTCTACAAGATTGCTTCGATGTTGAGTTGCGTGATGTTCGTGATGGGGTTCCCTTTTGTTCTCGTCAGCATTGTGGTTGGATAATAGGGGAACCTGGAATGATCTTTTTGCGCCATTATGCCCTAATAAATCGTAATAAGTCTAAGGGTCAAGCAAAGTTCTTGCCGTTTAGAGAGACTCGAGAGTATATAGCGAGAGCTGTCTGGGGAAGGGAGCCGAAGAATCGAGATATAGTAGATACGATGTTGTCAGTTTTAGGACACACGTATGGTACTCATGGCTCGAATCATGATGCGTATGTGTCACTCAGATTACTTTAT